TCAAGTCGCTCGCGTTACCGCCGTTGGTGTTCGCCGCCGGATTCCACAGGGTCGTGCCGTCGCCGATGAACATCGGGTTGGTCGAGGCCGCTGTGATGTTGCCCGTGGTCGCATCCTCATTCGCCGTCGCGGCCGTGCCGGCAGTGCTGGCAGTGCTCGCGAGGGTGAAGAAGATGTCACGGTCAACGCGCTTGGCAATCGCGTAGCCAGCATCGTCAACGTAGAACCGACGCAGTGAAGGCAGGGCCTGCACATCGACGATATCCTCAATCAAGCGCGAGTATTCCTTGTGCTTGTTGAGCGAGATCGTCACGCCGCCGGCACCGGAGCTGTCCACGAAGGGCTGCAGGGTGACGGTGTTCTGCGCGGCCTTAGCGTTCGCAACGCCGCGGGCCGGAGTCGGGATGCGGATCGTGTCGCCTTTCTTACCGCGATGATTGAGCTTGCGGATCAGATTGGCAAGAACCAGATTGGATTTGTAAGTTGCAATGACTTCGTCAGACCACAGTGTGGGGACGAAACCACCAGCATGGACGTCGTTCGGGGAACCGGGACCGCCCGTTAGGCTTGTGGCAATGTCATTGCTAAGTGTAAGAGTAGTACCCATGTTTCTCTTGTCTTAGCTGAAGGATCGAATATCCTTATTCGACTACTCTGCCCTCGCGGTGAGCCCGCAAAAGGGCGTTCTGCACGGCATCGCTGTAATAGCGCTCTGGATCTTGCTGAAGCAGAGCACGGATATCAGCTCGCTTGTAAATCTTCCCGCCGGCATTTGCGGAGCCTTCCGAGGATCGCGCGCTCTCAAGAGAGACGTTCGCTGCATCCGCGTTGGCACGCTTGGATGTCGGCTCGGCTACGTCCGATTTGTACAGCTTGAACTCTGTGAGCAGAGCGTCGGCTGCCTGGGCGTCGCCTTGCTGGGCACGCTGCGCCAGGGCCGCACGGAGCGGAGTGCCTTGCGCAAACTGCGCGACCAGCGGGTCGTTAAACAGTTGCTGTGCATCGGGATGGTTGCGTTCGAAGCGAGACCGCGCCAATTCCGCCTCAAGGCGGTTAATGCGGCTTTCGGTCTCATCTCGTAGCTTCTTTTCCCGAGACGTGAGTAGATCGTTAAGGGCCTTATTGGGGTCCGTGATCAGCTCCATGCCGTTGATCTGCCTTTCAGCAGGCGGCGCAGAACCGTGCTCACGGATATCAGCAAGTCGTTTCGTGGCTGCGAGAGCTTCGGTAAGTTGCTGTTGTGTCTGTCCTAGATTGTTCGCAAGGCGCCCCGCATGCGACTCCAAGTTCTTGTACATCTCGACAATCTGCTCAGGGTTCTTCCCTGCGAAACGCGGATCATCGATCGCACTTGTTCTTGACTGCCGCACGGGCTGCTGCGCCGTGCTCGAATCCGTTAACAGATTCTCCAAGGCTTTACCGGCATCACCGCTGGCCGCGGGTTCAACTGCATTGGTCATTGGGATTCCCTTATGCGCCGCCACACCGCTGATGGGTGTGGATTAGGCTTTGAGGTAGACGTGCGAAAGGCTAGTCCGAACCGGGTGCTTTACCGTAATCGCCATTACGAGCAAAGGCTATTTCCTCTTTCGCGCGTTGCATCTGATGTGTGCGCTCGAAATGAGCAATACTGCCTGGGCTTGCGCTTTCGCTTAGCGCCATGCGCGTATGATCTATTCGAACCGCGGACAAGATGCGTTGTGCGTTTCCGCCGCAGTGAGGACAATGGCGCCAGTACTCGCCTGGTTTGGCCATATCCTCGTGCGTGCGTTCGCACGTCTTACATTGGAAGTCAAAGAGCATGAGTTTAGACATGCTCTAGTCTTCCGATGATTCTGTCGGCTGCTCCGCGAGAGCGCGATACACGTTCTCGGTCGCATGCTCCAAAGTTCTGACCGTCTCGTAGGCGGCGAAAGCGCCGCGACACTGCAGGACGGTGTCCCAATTCTTGGCGATGAGCTGCTGATTCATCTGCTGGCGCTGCTGCTCTCCCAGCCACGCCTGTAGCAATTTCCAGCCATCGCTCTCAAACATCCGGCGGAATGCGAGGTAGTCCGCGCGATTCCGCTCGTCAAGCCGCTGCACGTCGTCTAATGACAACGGCATTGGCGACTCCGTAGTCGTCTCCATAACCCCTCCCGGTTTGTATTACTTCGCAGCGGCCCTGGACGGCGGTGCGTTCTTCTTGCTATTGGCGCTGATAAGCGCCGCAACTGCCTTCATGTGATCGATCGGCAAGCGAGCGGCGGCGATGTCATTCTGCCGCGTGAACTGCGACTGCTCCTGTTGCTGCAGAGAGACTCGCTCATCATCGTTCTTCAGCTGCTCAACCTTGATGGCCGCGCCGTGCGCCGTCGCACCGGCCTGCGCCTCGAGGTTCTTAACCTCGGCGGCAAGCTTCCTGACCTTGCCCTGCAGCTCTTGCAGCTGGAGCTGGCCCAGCTGCTGCTGCATCTGCTGCGCCTGCTGAGCGGCCTGCTGTTGCTGCGGGCTGGGGTTGAGGACGCCTTCGATGACCTTGAGCACTTCCTGCTTGTTCGGGAAGCTGGTGTTCTCGACGATGCCCTTGGCGATGACCAGCTGCGCCTGGTGATACTCCTCCGGCATCATCCCGACCAGCTGCGTCATCTGCGCCGCCTCTACCTCGCGAGCCACGATGCCCAGCGTCGGCTTCGGCCGGAAGTCCACTTCGTTCGGGTAGCGCAGCGGGTCGAACTGCATGTAGCGCCACTGCACCTTCTTCAGGATTGGCGAGAGGAAGTTGCGGCTGATGTTCTGAATAGACAGCTTGGCGCGCTTGACGAACGCGCCCATCATCATGCTGTTGGACGACAGCGAGCTGGCACCGCTCTGGCTCTGGTTGCGCAGGGCCGTGGCCGTATCGAAGGCCCCCGTGCCCATCTGCACCATGCGCTCCATCTCCTGCGTCTGCTCGAACGTCAGGGTGTTCATGTTGAGCGCCGGGAACGGCATGATGACTTCGTTTGGTGCGCCGTTGGTCGTCCAGACCTTGCCCGGCTTCACTTCGTACTTGAAGCCGCGCGGCAGCCGGCCGGCGTCCACGCCGACCATCGGGGCGCTGATGTAGGCCATCGCATCGATGCGGGCGCGTACCTCGGCGTCAAGAGCCTTCTGCGGGTTGTAGCCCTTCTCGGCAACACCGCGGCCCCAGAAGCGGTTCGGGACTTTCTCGAACTGGCAGGCGACAAAGGCGCGATCCTTCATCACGAAGGGATTGACCATCGCCCGCAACAGGATGCCGTTGTTGGCGACCGTCACGATCGCTTCAACCATCTCGCCGCCCGTGACGAAGTTCGGGCCCGTCGCACCGCCCGACTGCGGGCGCAGCCCAACAGCTTTCAGCGCCTTTTCGAGCTCGTCAGCAGTCTCGCCGCCGACCTGCCGTAACATCCGAGCCGGCACCTTGCCGTGGTACTCGATGATGTCGATCTGCTCAGACTCATAGACCGTGTTGATGCTCTGCGGGTCTTCCAGATCCACGTCGCTGTTCTTCAGGCGCCGAGTCGGCACCAGCAGCGGCAGTGAGCGGCGGTCGTAGATGCCAGCGGCAACTCGCTCGAGTACGTAGTGCAGCGGGCGCTGCATGCGGTGCGCCATGCCATGCATCTGCTCAATAGTCTTGCCGACTGGGTCGGGGATGAACTCATCGGGCCGGATAGCTTCCACGCTGACCCAGACGCGCTGGCCGCGCTTGGCCTTGAGTTCGAAGGTCATCGTGTCGCGCACGGGCCGCGCCTCGTGCCCGGTGTACACGTTGATCTTGGCGATCATCGTGCCAAAGATCGCGCCATTCAGGACGGCTTCTATGATCTGGTCGCGGACATTGACCTTGTCTAGATCGTCGATGAGCTGGTCGCGAGTAATCAGCTCAAGCAGCTCATCCTTGATGTTCTGCGCCGTGACATCGAACCAATCTTCACGACTGAAGATGGCTTCTTCAATCTCCGCGACAGTTGCATCGATTGCCTGCGCCAGAGCCGGCGCGACGATCTTGCTGCGCTCGGACATGCGGTTGCGGTCCATCTCCGCCCACATGCCGCGCCACAGGCGCCAATACTCGCCCCACAGTCTCTGATAGCCGCGGTTGCGAACGTCTTCCCAGATGTTGCATTTTGCAACTACATAGCCAACTAGCTCAGACCCCGCAGCGTAGGACTGATCTAGCGGACTGAGAGCAGCAGACTCCGGACTTTCTACGATAATCTGCTGTGTATTCGTCGGATTAAGCGCCATGTCGTTCCAAATAAGCCGCGGCTTGGCGAAGTAGTTGGGAGGAATCGCCTAATTTGCCGATTGCTGAATTACAGTTGCCACACAACATGCCGCGAACACGGCCTGTCTGGTGACAATGGTCGACGCACAGCTTGCCGTGCGCGGCGTCGTGTGCATTCCGCTGGCAAATTGCACACTTGCCTCCCTGCGATTCGACTAATACAGCAATCTGGGCACTCGTAAGGCCATATGACTTCTTAAAGTGCCGTTCCATTTGCTGCCGACGACGGCAGGCATAACATTCGTAATTGCGTCCGTCGCCGTAGGGCTTGCCATTCTTTTTATGGATCTTTGGCGCAAAACACTCCAAAGGAAGATCCTGCTTGCACGTGCTGCAGCGCTTCATTCAATATCCACTGACGGTGTCCAATGGCTGCCAGTCATCGACATCATCGAACACGCCGAAATTGGCCTTGTGCATCTGATCGACATAGGCCAGGGCGTCGAGCCCGTCGTCGTGCGCCAGCGGATCGGGGAACACGGAGGCTTGCTCGAGCAGCCAGTCGTTCCACGGCGCCTCGAGCAGCCCGAGCTTGCCGCGCTCGAGCCGGCCGGCGAGCGCCCACTGAATGCGATCTATCTTGCGAGTGCCCCCGTGCGTGAGAGCTTCGGGAGTGACATAGCGGCCATACATCCGCATGTACTCCTCGAGGTACGGCCCCACGGCGTTCATCAGAGCGCCGCCTTCGATGCCGAGCCGGGCGCCCTCGTGATCGCGCAGAGCCATCACAATGCGTAGCGCCGTCTCGCGCGGGTCCCAATGCCCGTGCTGCATGTCCAGCACGGTCCAGTCATCCTCATCGACGTTGGTGACGCAGATGACCGACTCATCGGTCCGCAGCAGCTTCGTGCCGCGCTCCTGCTTCTTGAAGCCGGCTAGATCCACTGTGACGTAGCGGCTGCCTTCGATGCGAAGATTGCGGCCTATAGCCCCGGCAGAGACGG